TTGGGAGTGATGATAGGAATGTACTGGACACGGTGTGTATCACTATGTTGATACACGAGATAGGTGTCATCATCTTCATCCTCGATGTTGTTTTCAAGGAAGGTGATTACACTATTCTCATTGTTGTGTAGACAGAATTCATTTGTCTCAGTGTTGAGAATAATGAATTGGTCAGTCACGGTCACATGTCCCAGTACCATCGAAGAGTGACACGATGAGGTGTGTCAAGCCTAAGATAGTAACTACGCCCAGCATGGCGAGAGAAGCAATAGTCTGTCCGTCCATGTTAGTTTCCTTCTTTGGCGTATCAAGGATAGGAGCCCACTCCGAATCAGGGAATGGGGGAGCCCAATGTGTTGTCTCAATCTTCGACCTCGGCATCGAGGTATTCCTTTTGTGTTGGCTTGGGCAAGGTTTTCTTTGTACTCTTTTCCTCTGTCTTAGGGCGGAACCCTTCGAAGAAGACAATGTGGTATAGGAGAACAAAGGAAAGGAGCCCGAGAAAACCAAGAATGATATCAGGGGTTTTCATCGTAGCCTCGTGATGATAGGAGAAGATGAGCAGTTTAAGGACATGCTCAGGTCCATTCTCCCTCACACCATAGTAGACAGCTATGATGCCTTCAGCCGGGAGTGAAGCTGTATTAGGCTACGAGGGGCTGAGTGAAGACCTCAACCTCGGCCTCTGCCACCTTCTTAGCGGCAGCCATCTTGGCCAGACGTTCCTGAATACCACCGAGCTTCGCTTTCACAGCGTCCTTCTGGGTGGTGTTGGTCACGACAGCCTGCTGCGGAGCCCATTCTTCCTTGAAGAAGTGAACGTACGCTTCCTTGAAGCCATCGAGCATCTCGGTCACTGCTTCTTCCTGCTTGACCAGACGTTCGATGTAGTCCGTCTGACGAGCCACGTAGGGGTCACCAGCGCCAAGCTCCCACTGACCCTGATAGGTCTGGTTGATGAAAGCCTGCAGGTTCTGGCTGGCCTTGGCGATCTGCGTGGTGATGTTGTCGATGGGCGTGCCATCCTGACGCTTCATGGTACCATCAGCAAGCTGACGATAGTACTGCTGAGCACCCATGCCGACGAGCATGCGGAAGAAGTTATTGGTTACCGACGGGGCTTCATGCCCATTGGTGGCATCGAAGTACTGGTCGAGGTTCAGAGCGAGGGGCTCGAAGGTAGCGATGATGGCGAGAGCGAGCTTGTTGGAGTTGTTCTTCTTGGACATGATGATTGCTTTCTGCTTGCAGACTATGCTGCTGATGATTGATAGCTACTGACGTAGCAATGATGATAGGAAGATTAAATGATAGGCACGTTACTTGGTGATGAGCGATTCAAGCTTGAGTGCGTTCATGGAATGACGACGACTGCTGATACGATCACCATCCTTGTGGGTGATCTCAGCCTGTTCGAGGTTCCACTTCCAAACGTTGATGAGTGTGGTTGTGTTAGCCATCGACATGCTCTCCAATGATAGCCGGGAAGGACACAGACTTGTGGGTCTGGTTGTTGATGCGCTTGTATGCATGCTGACGATCACTGCCGAGCATGGACACAGAGAACTGAGTGCCACCGGGCGTGACACCATGGAATTCAGTGTAATTGAGCGTATCACGCTCGTCGAAGGGAATGCTTTCGATATCAGACGAGAGTGTCTTATTCATGACTGGCTCCATAAGGAGATGATAGGAACTGTGGGTGAAAGGCACGACCAGTGCTGGCAGTCTTTCACTGCCGTGATGTCATTTCAACCTCCTCTTTCATCATATTCATGTATCTTATCCAAAGAAACGTAGGAGCACGAGGCGCACGCAGCGGAGGGGCGAGCGAAGCGAGAACGAAGTGATACCCGAAGCGAGTACGACTGTGCTACGGAGTGACTCATTCTCGCAATTTCTCATTTGTTTAATTCCATCAATATCTCCACTTTTTCTCCATCACGTTCACGACATTCTTTAATGAAATTAGCCTGATGGACAGAGAAGTAGGACCCGATGAAGATACCGTTGCTGATGACATTGTAGATGAACATGATGGTTATGCCTGTACCTTGGTGCCGTTGGGAAGGACTTTGAGGATAGCGATGATAGGAGTAGGACCTTCCTTTTCGAGTACCTGCATTGCAGCTAGCATCTTGGTGCCAGCCTGCACATAGTGAACGTGGAAGGGTGTATGTACATTGAAGTATTGGAGTTCCATATCAGCACCAGATGATTGATGAGGTTGGGAGGGAATAGAGCTTCACGATGTTGGGCTCTATTGGTTCAGCGATAGTAATGCGTGATGATAGGATATATACTACCATTGACGTTCACCACCCATTATGTAGCAGTCCATGACCCGAAGCTCACGCCATTCAAGCCATGCAAGCACATGTTCGAAACCAATATCAACGTTCATGCTCAGTTCCTCCGAATGATGATGCGGTATTCCTTGAAGATTTCTCCACCAGCTCTGAGACTTTCATTCTTATATGCGAATTGCTCTAGTTGAGCAGCTTCATATGAGATGTCTTTAGAGAGTAGAGATGGCACCCAACCGAAGGTGTCACTCCCTTCCTTTGTTGGTATTGACCAGAGTTCTACCCTGACCTTGAGACCAGATTCAAGAGTGTGTGTCATATTATGCTACCCAGCCCCAGTTGTATTTACAGGTGCAGTACCACAACAGTACATGACTGTCGTATTCATAGTCACCAGTTGGTTCACATAGCCACAAGTACATAGTACACCCAAGCTCCAATGACTGATGATAGGATGAAGAAGCACTTGAACTCAATAGGTACACGCTTGAGACGATGTATCATTACTCTCTCCTAATGATGAATATCTGTTCATGTTCTATAGTTGTCCCCTTTTAATAGGAGGGGCTAGAAAACTAAGGTTCGATGAACATACCTCACCATTGGCCGTTATAACCTGTGCTCGGAGCATACAAACTCCTTTGATCTTAGGGCACAGGTCGCCGGGGAGCGCCATCTTTGTTGTCGGCATAGGTAGTAAGGGTTTCTATGGCTCCTTGCCGTTAGACGTTAAGAACCATAGGGTAATAGAGAGTGGAGCTAATGCGAGCGTAGCGAGGGACCGGAGCCACACGCAAGGAATGACGAAGGAATGACTGAGTATGGCGAGGACCCACCATTAGCGGAGCGAACGCCCTATGGTTTAGTCTAACTCTGAGGCAAGGAGTGATAGGAACACTTGCGTAGGAGTGATAGCAAAGGTGGTGCTCTTGAGCTGTGGCCTAAGAGCGAGGGAGATTGTATGCGTAGGACTGGATGCAACGTCCACGGTGTGGTCTGTTCATTGAGCCGTGCTCCCAGTCATCAGTGCATTTTCTTATATGCGCAGCTTCTACCCCTTCATCATGAGGTATTAACCAGTATTCAGTTAATAGTATACCCTTCATCATAGTCAGCTATATGAATAGTTGTTCATGTTCATGTATGTCTGTGTCTATATCTGTGTGTTATCAAGGAGATAAGGACCAAGGCGATGAAGCCAAGGATTTAACACCAAGGAATACATTCCTAAGATAAATCACTCAGCCAGAGGCCCCTCCCCTCCGGGGTATAAGGGGGACCGGGGTACCCTTCTGTATAGGTGAATGACGCCTAGGAATTTACTAAGAGAAATTCAGGTAAATACCAAAGAATATACGATTATGCTTGACAAGGTCACTCTCTTAGTATATCTTAGTAAATGTTCCTTAGTTATACCAAGGTATTACCAAGGCCCCTTAGATGAATACTTACTAAGTAACCTACTAAGGATCACCAAGAAGAGAGAATAGGTATTCTTGGTACGATAGTGGCTTAGATGAATAACTAAGTTATAACAAAGTAAGAATAACAACTCTTTATAATAACTTTAACTCTTATAACTTAGTTATCACTTAGTGGTGAAACAAAAGCTGTAAGAGTATTTTTATATCTGTTATTGGTGTCAATCCGAAGGATTAGCTGGATGCCCGTGTCAAAGTATACCAACTCAATGGGCAACCCTCTCCTGAGGGAACTCTTTTACGAGACGTCCCTGTCGGATAAGTCTCAGGTGCTGTACACGCTCAAGCGTGAAGATCATGAAGGCTTCCCATCCCTTTATCAACTCTATATGGCTAGTGTCCTTACCGATCCCATGGAGTATCACTTTGCAACCACCTATTTGGATGGGTGGTCACATTGGGAACGACTCCAAGAATCGACGTGGTTCAAGCCTCACCTAGAGAAATGGCGTAGAGAAGCCGATGTACGGCGTTCTGCCCAAGCCCTTAAGAACATACTCACAGTTAGTAAATCCTCGTCCAGAGAGGCCCTAGCGGCTTCTAGGTACCTTCTAGAGAAGGGATGGGTCCCCAAGCCCACTAACCAGAAGGGTAGGCCCTCCAAAGAGGAAGTTAATGCAGAATTGATGCGTCAGGCAGAAGAGGATAAGAGCCTCCAATCTGATGCAGAGCGTCTCGGCGTAAGGGTGCAATAGTGTCATCCCCTTATAATCACGACAGGGAGTTAGGCATATTGCGAGCAGAGATGGATTTCGTCAAACAGGACGTAGCAGAAATTAAAGACGACGTTAAGATGATCCTACAGAAGATGAATCAGCAGGAGGGTGGTAAGAAAGCCCTATACACTCTGATGACAGTCTCAGCCACCCTAGGTGGTCTCATTGCTACTGTAGCTAACCTCCTCATTCGCTTTCTCACTTAGGAAATATCATGGGTGTTTATAATGCAGATGGTTATCTGGTCTACACCCCAGTCAGTGGGTTGGTTCGAACCGGTATCTACAATCCTAACGGTACCTTCAATTGTGTAGACCGTACTAATGCAGTAGGGTTTGTTGGTCTTTATCATCCTTGTGGTGCATATAATGTGGCTGTCTCTTCTTCGTCGAGCTATTATGCACCTAACGGTGCGATCAATGTTACACCTCTAGGGAATGGTACTTTTGGACAAAAGTCTGGTAACATAGTTATACCCCCTTGGGTTCCTCGTGGGGATAGTGCTCGTACTCCTGTTATAGGGGCTCAGTACACTACCCAGCAATATTGGAACAGAGGGTATCAACCTAACAACACAGCTTTTAAGACTTCGGCTGGCGGTGTGTTTACACGTACGACTACAAAGACTTATTTGAATAGTACAGCAGTAGTTTCTACGGCGGCAATAAATACTGAGGCGTTTGATTTCTCTCCTGCTGCTGTTGTCCTCGGTCTGTCGATGGAAGGGCCTAGTACTAACCTGTGCCTTCGTTCTGGGGACTTAAGTGTATTACCTTGGGAATCAATTGGGGTAACTCCAACCGCAGGTTCTAAACTCGCTCCGGATGGCACGATGTCCGGTACTTTACTGAATGCTGCTACTTCCGCAAACACTCATCGTCAGCAAATTACTGTGACTGCCAGTACCGTCTACACTTGGTCGTTCTGGGTCGCTCGTGGTACTGCTACTGATCTAAAATGGTCCGCGTATAATATAACAGCAGCCGCTAATATTGTTGCTGAAACTTCGTATTATGCTCAGACCAGTGTCAATTGGACGCGAGTACAGTTCACGTTCACTACGCCTGTCGGTTGTACAAGTGTCTATATATACACCCAGCGCAATGGTAGTGCAGGAACATACTATGCTTGGGGAGGCCAGCTTGAGGCTGTAGCCTTCGCAACATCGTATATTCCTACTGCAGCAGCAGCAACCGTAAACAGAGCGCAGGATTTCCTGGCCTTTGGCCCTACTGGTGGCTTACCTTTTAACGGCTACGACCAGACGCAGGGCGCTTTCATCTGGGAGGGCGACAGCGCGCACATCAATGGCGTGTCGCCTTTCGAGTGCCTGTTATCAATTAGTGACGGCACTGCGAACAACCTGCTTCAATTGGCGTTAAACAGCAATGGCACCATTAGCTTTGTGGTGATTGTTGCTGGCGTTATGCAAGCGTCTATTACTTCTGCGGCAATGACGTTGGGCGTTCGTTTCCGGGTGCTTGTGTTGTGGCGACTAAACCAGTTTGAAATGTGGATTAACGGCGTCAAGATCGGTGCCACTGATGTTTCTGGCACGGTTCCGGTCGTGACTTTGATGCGGCTCGGCGCGCAGCACAATGGCGGAGCCCCGATGTTCGGCCATATATCACAGTGGTGGTATTTCGACGTTCCTCCATGGGGACGAGCTGCAACCCTCAGTACCGTAGGTGGGGTGTGATTTCTCTTATATTAACTCTAGACCAGTGAGTTCGAATGACCCCTAAACAGCAACTAGAACAGGAAATCAGGCAGCAAGCAGAGCTTTCACTAGAAGCCTTCATCAACCTGATCCACCCTCAGCGTCTGTTGGGGAATATTCACAAAGAACTCATCGCTTGGTGGACCCGAGAAGGAGCCTCAGACCACAGTTTGACCCTTCTCCCCCGAGATCACATGAAAAGTGCTCTGATTGCCTACCGAGTTGCGTGGGAAATCACTAAAGATCCCACTATTCGTGTTCTCTACATCAGTTCTACGTCTAATCTGGCTGAAAAACAGCTAGGTTTCATCAAAGAAATCCTCGACAGTCCCCGCTACCGAAAATATTGGCCTGAAATGGTCAACAAAGAGGAAAGCAAGAGGGCAAAGTGGACCAGTTCTGAGATTAGTGTGGACCACCCACTCAGAAAGCTTGAGGCAGTACGTGATCCCACCATTTTCACAGCCGGACTTACTACAGGCATCACTGGTTTGCACTGTGATATTGCTGTCTTGGACGATGTCGTGGTTTACGAGAACGCTTACACCGAAGAAGGTCGCACTAAGGTAGAAAATCAGTACTCTCTACTGTCTTCTATCGAAGGAGCCCTAGCCAAGGAGTGGGCAGTAGGTACTCGCTACCATCCTAAGGACCTCTACTCATTGATGTTGGCCATGACCAACGAAATCTACAATGATGAGGGGGAAATCCTAGGCACTACTCCGATCTACGAAGTTTTCGAACGTCAAGTGGAAGATCGCGGAGATGGTACTGGTGAATTCCTTTGGCCCGTGCAAATCCGCTACGATGGTAAGCAGTTTGGCTTTAATTCCAAGATTCTTGCGACCAAACGCAACAAGTACAAGAATAAGACCCAGTTCCGCGCTCAGTACTACAATGATCCTAACGAATACGGCGAGTCCGGCATTCTCAAGGACTATTTCCAGTACTATGACAAGAAGTTCCTGAAAAGGGAGGGAGGTAACTGGTGGTATAAGCGAGATAAGCTAAATGTCTTCGCTGCTATCGATTTCGCCTACAAGTTGGGCAAGAAGACCGACTATTCCTGTATTGCAGTGGTTGGTGTAGACAATCAGAACAACTACTACGTTCTAGAGCTAGATCGCTTTAAAGATGAAGAGATCAGCGGATATTTCAAACATATCATGGAACTATACGGCAAATGGGGTTTCAGGAAGCTAAGAGCTGAAACTACTGCAGCTCAGTCGGTTATCGTGAACGATCTCCGCATTAACTACATTAAGAAGAACGGATTGGCTCTAACTATTGAAGACTACCGTCCTAATCGCTACGAAGGGGCTAAAGAGGAACGTATCTACGCAACTCTCCAACCTAAGTACGCTAATAGGCAAATGTGGCATTATGAGTCTGGAAACTGCCAAATTCTTGAAGAAGAGTTGATTGCAAGCAACCCAGCCCACGATGACTGCATGGATGCACTAACTCAGGTCATTGGTATCTGTGTAGCCCCATCCAGTATGTCTCAGTCGAGAGCGAGTCTTCATACAGAGCAGAAACAGTTTGGCTTTGGTGCCACACGATTTGGTGGGATAAGGTAAGCAAGCATGGCCGGTAAGACAATCGACATCACCCAGATCATCACCCCTGATCGACTTGGCACTGTTATCTCCGAACAGTGGATGGAATGGAATAGTCTTCGTAATACGAAGCTAACTGCATGGGATGAAGTTCGTCAGTACGTGTATGCGACTGATACTACTCAAACCAGCAACTCTACTCTACCTTGGAAGAACAAGACCACTATCCCGAAGATTTGTCAGGTTCGGGACAATCTCTACGCCAATTACATGGCTACGATGTTTCCGAAGGACAAATGGTTCGAATGGGAAGGTACTGACAAGGTAAGCGACTCTAAGGACAAAAAGGAAGCGATTGAGGCATATATGATGTATGCCGTTACACAGCCTCGCTTCTTCGAAGAAATGTCCAAATCCGTCCTAGACTACATCGATTACGGCAATGCTATCGGTACAGTTGAGTGGGTGGACGAAACCATTGAATTAGCGGATAGAACTCAGGTTGGCTACATTGGCCCCGCTTATAAGCGCATTAGCCCCCTAGATATCGTTTTCAATCCCATCGCCGCTAACTTCGAGAACACCCCCAAGATTACCCGTTCATTCGTGTCTCTTGGTGAAGTTAAGAAGATTATCGACAATAACAGCGATCCTGAGAACAGGAAAGAAGCAGAAGAGCTTTGGAAGTATCTTAGGGACGTTCGATACCATGCAGGCAACTACACTGGTGAAGTGACGTCCAAAGAGATGTACTACCAGATGGATGGCTTCTCTTCCTTCCGTATCTACCTACAGAGCAACTTCGCAGAAGTTCTCACCTTTATGGGGGACATCTATGACATAGAAAGTGATACGTTCTACGAGAACTATATCATTCAGGTTGTAGATCGTCACAAGATCATCTGCAAGAAGCCGAACCCTAGTTACCTTGGTCAGGCTCCCATCTACCACACAGGCTGGCGTAAGCGTCAGGATAACCTCTGGGCAATGGGTCCTCTCGATAACCTCATCGGTATGCAGTACCGTGTAGACCACATCGAGAACCTTAAGGCTGACGTGTTCGATCTCATCGCTTTCCCTGCCTTCCTTATTCAGGGTTACGTGGAAGACTTCGAATGGGGACCTATGGCACGTATCATTACTGATACAGATGCTAAGGTAGAACTCATTCAGCCTCCCTTCCAAGTCCTCCAAGCTAACATTGAAATCCAGTCTCTTATGGACCAGATGGAAGCTATGGCTGGTGCTCCCAAAGAAGCTATGGGTATCCGTAGTCCGGGTGAGAAGACTAAGTACGAGGTACAGCGTCTAGAGAATGCTGCTGCTCGTATCTTCCAGTCCAAGATCAACCAGTATGAAGCTCAGTTCGTAGAGAAGATTTTGAACGCTATGCTCGAATGTGCTAGGCGTATGATGAGCGGTCAGACCACAGTCCGTTCCTTCGACGACCAGTACAAGATGACTGTGTTCACTGATCTCACTGTGTCTGATGTTACTGGTACTGGAACAATCAAGCCTAAGGCAAGTCGTCACTTCGCCGAGAAGGCTGAGAAAGTCCAGAACCTACAGCAGTTTTTCCAGTCCCCTGTTGCCATGGACCCTGCAGTTAATGTGCATATGTCCGGTAAGGCTATCGCAGAGATGATGGAAGACCTACTGGAACTCCAAGAATATGAATTGGTTGTACCCTACGTTCGTATTAGCGAACAGGCGGAAGGCCAGTCCCTTACACAGTCTGCTATGGAAGGTGTAGATGAAACTGCCATGACCCCGGCAGGCATTATGCCAGACGATACAGACGAGTCATTCATACCAGAAGGACAGTAACTATGGGTTTACCTATGGATTGGACTAACGGTATGAGTCCTGAGGATAAGGAGAGTTTTCTCTCCACCCTCAGTAATTCTACGATAGTAACATCTCGTATCAAAGTTATTCTCTTTAAGAAACGAGAAGAACTCTATCGTATGCAAGTCCGAGAAGCTGAATTTACTGATGCCTCTTGGGCCTATAAGCAGGCTTACTACAACGGTAGAATTTCAGCAATCGAGGAAGTCCTCAAATTGTTTGGGGCACTCGAAACAAAGGACTAAATAGCAATGACCACTGCTAATGATTTCTTCGGCACGGATGACCAGTCTAATGTCGAACCCCAGATTCCTGACAACGTTCTTGAAACGTTGGTGGGCGAAGGCAAGAAGTTCAAGACGGTAGACGACCTCGCAAGGGGTAAATATGAAAGTGATCGCTTCATTGAACGTGTACTGAATGAAAAGAAGGCCCTCGAACAGGAACTCACTCAGCGAAAGAGACTAGAGGAAGTAGTGGAAGCACTCAGCCTCAAGACGCCTCCTAGTAACGCGCCAGACAACGTGCAGCGTGAACCGGACATTAAGAATGTCTCTACCCTCACTACCGACGACCTAGAACAGTTCTACACCAACAAGCGTAAACAGGAAGCTATGGAAGCTAATCTGGGCCTTGTTCGTAAGGAACTTGAAAAGAGGTTCGGTTCGACTTGGCGTGAAGTCGCTAAGCAGAAGGGCTCCGAACTTGGTCTAACTGAACAGCAGTTCGTAGACTATGCTCGTACAGCCCCACAGATGGTCCTCAGCGCCTTTCCGGCTACTCAGGCTCCCAGTGCACCCGCCCCCGGCATTCCGGCGTCAGCGGTCAATTCTGGGGCATTTAGCGGTAATCCTTCTCCGGTTGGAGAGATTACTTGGAAGACGAGTGAAGCTTACAGGAAGGCAGACCCCAAGGGTTATGCTTCCAAGGCTTATCAGGACAAGCTGCTTAAAGCTGCTGGCAACCCAGATTTCTATAACAAATAACACTAGGAGTTATCCCACATGAGCGGCATTTCCACTCAGACCACCGAGCACCTTATCCGTGCAGAACTGTGGTCCAATCAGCTTAAGGAAATCTTTGAAGCTGATCTGCAGGCTATTAAGTACGTCGACTGGCTCTCGGACTTCCCGGATGGTGATCTCATTCACATCCCGTCCCTCGGTCAGGCTCAGGTTCAGGACTTCGAAGAAGGTCAGGCCGTTAAGTACACCGGTATCGCTACTGGTGACTTCACGTTCTCCATCACGGAGTACAAGAGCTGGGGTACGTATATCACTGACAAGATGAAACAGGACAGCTATTACAGCGCTCCGCTCATCGCCTCTTTCGTTCCCAAGGCTCAGCGTGCTCTTAACGTTGTCATGGAGACGGACGTTCTTTCCATCGGTCCTCTGGGTCAGGTGCAGAACGACGAGAACGTTATTAACACCATTCCGCATCGCTTCATTGCGTCCGGTACCGGTGACACCATCGTTCCTGAGGACTTCGCTCGTGCCCGTCTGGCGCTGCGTAAGGCTCAGGTGCCTCTGACTAACCTCGTAGCTATCGTTGACCCCTCGGTTGAGTTCGCTCTGTCGACCATGACCAATCTGGTTAATATTAGCTTTAATCCGCAGTGGGAAGGTATTGTTCGTACTGGTATGACTACCGGTATGCGCTTTATCATGAACGTGTACGGCTTCGATGTCTACACTTCGGACTTCCTCCCCAGCGGCTTTACTGAGACTCTTGATAGTGGCTCGGTTATTCCGTCTTACGTTGCTAACCAGTTCTTCTCGGTCGCCGGTGGCGACAGCTCTCCCTTCATTGGTGCCGTTCGTCAGGCTCCCCGTGTCGAGTCGGAGCGTAACAAGGACCTGCAGCGCGATGAGTACGTGATGACTTCTCGTTACGGTTTTGGTTTCTACCGTCCTGAGAACTTCGTCACCATCTTCTCGAACCCCACTGTCTCCTTCACCTAATAAAAAGGAACCATTACAATGGCTACTTGGAATAATAACGACGGTCTTATCGTCTACTACGGCAGTGATGAAGCTGCCCTCGCAGTTGGAGGTGAGTACAAGACTTTTGGTCTTGAACGCATCGAAGAGTTCGAGCTTAATCTCGTCAACCTTACGGAAGTTGAAGCGGTCGTTGGCCGAATTATCTTCCCGAAGGGTAAGGTCCTCTCGAAGGTTGTTGTCATTACTGATGCTGTTGCTGCTACTGGCGTGGCTATTGATATTGGCGTGATCTCTCGTGAGGCTTCACCCTCTGTCAACTCTCCGCAGGGTATCCTCGCAGCCTTCCCGACTGCTTCGATGTCCAGCCTTGGTGAGACGACTGAGTTCTGGGAAGACACTTCCATCCCCCTTGCTTCGGCTGCTTTCGGTGGTGCCCTCATCGGTACTGTCGTTTCCCCCGACGCTGACGTTCCGGTGAATATCACTGCGAGCCGTACCACTGCAACCGCGTTTACGACCGGTTACATCAAGGTCCAGCTCCACTGGTATAAGTCCAACGTTCGATAAGGAGTAAACTCTATGCCCCTCGATAAATCTCACAAGATGGACTACGCGGGGCTAGAGATCGTTGCAAGTGAGTTCACGGGTACTCTTAACGGTCCTGTGAATATCATTGGCCTTCCAGTCGCCCTTACGGGCACTGCTGGTGGCACTGCTAACGACGTACTAGTGACTGTACCGGCAGCTACTGCTGCTTCTACGGATCCCAGTGCGGCTTCTCTGGCTTCGACTAATGCGGCTATTAACGTGATTAAGGACGACATTCAGGACCTCTTTGCTAAGGTTAACGCCCTGCTTGTTGCCCTTGCCTAATTAACCACCTAGGAGCACTCAACGTGATTGAGCTTACGCTAGAACAACTCAGGAAGATTGCTCCCAAGGGGAGGGCTGATCTATTGCAGACGCTTGCAGTAGAGGGTCCTCCCCTCTTTCTTCTCTACGAGATAAACACTAAAGCACGACTGACACATTTCCTAGCTCAGATCGCTCACGAGAGCGGTGGCTTTAAATACGTCAGAGAGATTTGGGGACCTACCCCAGCACAGACTAAATACGAAGGACGTACTGACCTTGGCAACACCGCCAAGGGTGATGGTAAAAGGTTTATGGGCCGTGGCTACATTCAGCTTACTGGTCGTGCCAACTACCGCCTATACGGACAGAAACTTGGTCTAGCACTAGAGAACACTCCCAGCCTTGCAGAGAACCCGAAGGTAGCACTACAGCTTGCCTTGGAGTACTGGAAGACTAAAGGTCTCAACCAATACGCTGATCGTAACGACATTGAAACAATCACTAAGAAAATCAATGGTGGTTATAACGGTCTAGCAGATAGAAAAGCCTACCTCAAGAAAGCACAGGATGCGATCCCCGAGTTCGTCAAAGGCGAAGCGGCTGTGGTCAAGAAAGTCGAAGCTCTGGGGTACGACAGTGTTACACAGTTCCAGAGAGACCAAGGACTCAAGCCAGATGGTATTGCAGGCCCGGCTACTTCTGATGCTGCTGATGCCCTACAAGAAACCAAGACCGCCTCTGGTGAGGCTCCTAAGGTCACTACAAGTGATCTGCTGAAAGACAAAGATATCATTCAGACAGCTATTGCTGTGAGTGGTCCAGCCCTAATTGGGGGTATCTCAGGCTCCTTGATCCTACAGATCGTAATAGCAATAGTTATTCTGGGTGTCTTCGGGTACCTTGCTTATAAGAAACTAAAGGAACAGTAAGAACATGGCCCTTCATAAAGACTTGACTGGCGCTGATCTACACGAACCAAAGGGGGCGTCTACAGCTACCCTTAATTCTGCTTATATCTCGGATGGAGCCGGGTCGGGTTCTTGGGAGAAGGTGACTATTGACTCTCTGGATGGTACTTCTGTCTGGGCTAATACCTTCTCAATGTTCGTTAAAGTGAATGATATTTCCACAGCAGAGAACATCTTTATCCCTATACCCTTTAACTGTACCATTATTAATATCAATGGTGTCCTTGGTGGTAACATCACTCTAGCTAATACCACTATCAACTATATGAAGAATGGTTCCGCCTCTCTTGGTATTATGACTGTTCCTTTCGCTGCTTCTACAGAAGGCAATACTCTTCTTTTGTCCCCTACTATTAATAACACGTTCACTGTTGGACAGTATTTGAAGATTGTAGTGGGTGGTGAGTCTACTACTGCGGCTGGATACGGAATCACCCTCAACTTTATTAGGACCCCATAAATGGCAAAGATTGTACTGTCTGATCTCGTTAATCTAAACAACCCTGTTTCTGCCGTAAACACTATTAACGCTAATAGTGCTGCGATTGAAGCAGCCTTTGAAAACACTCTGTCTAGGGATGGTACACAGCCTAATACAATGCTGGCCGATCTGGATATGAACAGCCATCGTATTCTAAACATTGTGGCTGCCACTACTGGTGGTGAACCTGTTAATCTGGATCAGGTAAATGCTGTCGTAGCTAACGCTATTGACTTCTCTATGCGAGGCACTAATGGCTGGACACCCGTCCTGTCTGTAACGATTGATGGTGAACGTCGAGTTCTCCGAGTTACTGATTGGGTAGGCGGTACTGGTACTAAGCCTGAGACTGGTCTGTATGTCTCGGAGAGTGGCCTGACGAACAACATCGTTATCGCTGTTGATATCCGTGGTGAAGCAGGTGGTGGTATCGACGATGCCGTACCTATTGCCGGTGGTACGATGACTGGCCCCCTTATTCTCTCGGGTGACCCAGTTGTTGACCTTGGTGCAGCTACCGCTCAGTATGTTGACGAACGTATCTATACGATCCGTTCTAAGACGTACTCAGTACTAGACTATGGTGCAGAC